GTTTATACTTGGTCCTACACCAGATGATAACTACACTGTTGAGCTTCATTACTATTATTACCCTGAGTCTATCGTTACAGCTGGCACTACTTGGTTGGGTAATAATTTTGATAGTGCTTTACTGTATGGAACTTTGTTGGAAGCAGCTACATATCTTAAAGAAGAACCTGATATAATGCAGAATTATAGTCAAAGATATTTAGAGGCTATGGCTTTATTAAAACAACTAGGTGAAGGTAAAAATAGACGCGATAGTTATCGCAGTGGACAAATAAGGTACCCAGAACAATGATATTAGACGGAATAGATTTTAAAGTAAATACAACATCTGGACGGGGGTTTACTCCTGAAGAATTAGCAGACCGAGCATTAGATAAAATAATGTATGTAAGTAAAGATGCAAACCCTTTAATTAGGGAACAAGCAGAAGCATTTAGAGGACATATTAGACAAGTTCTAGTAAAATATCTAAAACAAGCGGTAACTTCTGACCGCACAACTTTGGCAAATAAACTGCGAGACGCAGGACATTCAGATTTAGTTAAAATATTGGAGATATAATTATGGCAATCACTCAAGCAATGTGTACGTCATTTAAGGTTGAGCTTCTAAGTGGGGGCCATAACTTTAATACGACAAACGTAGCAAGAAGCGCTGATACAGCAGATACATTTAAAATCGCGTTGTACACTTCATCAGCTTCATTAGATTCAACAACAACAGCATACTCAGTAACTAACGAAGTATCAGGTACAGGATATTCAGCTGGCGGAAACACTTTAACCATTTCACAAGTACCAACATCATCAAGTACAACAGCGTTCTTAGATTTTTCTGATACTACGTGGTCTTCTGCAACTATTACTGCAAACGGTGCGTTAATTTATAACAGTACTAACAGTGATACTGCTGTAGCTGTGCTAGCTTTTGGTGGTGACAAGACTTCTACAAACGGTGACTTTTCTATTATTTTCCCAGCAGCAGACGCATCAAACGCTATTATTCGTATAGCCTAACTAGGAGGCTATAATGGCGTTGGTATTAAAAGATAGAGTCAAGGTTACATCAACTAGTACTGGTACCGGAACATTTACATTAGGCCCAGCCGCAACTGGCTATGATGACTTTTCTGTTATTGGTGATGGCAATACTACTTATTATACTATAGCTTTAGCAGCTGATTGGGAAGTAGGCATTGGAACTTATACCGCATCAGGTACGACTTTATCTCGAGATACTGTTTTATCTTCTTCTAATTCTGGAAGTTTAGTCAATTTTGGTTCTGGTACTAAAGAAGTATTCGTAACATATCCTGCTGGAAAAAGCGTTATTCTTCCAGACATCATAACTTATACTTTAAAAACAGCAAACTATACTGCCCTTGTTAATGATGGGATTATAGCGGATACATCAGGCGGTTCTTTTACAGTAACTTTACCAGCATCTCCTTCAACAGGTAACCAAGTAATTATAGTTGATGGGGACGATTGGTCTACTAATAATTTAACCGTAGCTAGAAACGGTTCTACAATCGTTGGGGCTGCTGAAGATTTAACATGTGATGTAGAGGGTATTAGTATACAGTTTTTATATGACGGTACTACATGGCAAGTTTACGCTCTAGCTATTGGGTCGGGTTCAGACGCACTTACATCAGCTGACATCGGTGTAACAGTTCAAGCATATGATGCAGATACAACAAAGAACGATGTTGCTAATACCTTCACTGCTAATCAAACTATTAACGCTGACCTAACTGTAGACACTAATATATTGTATGTAGATTCTACTAATAACAGAGTAGGTATAGGAACTACTGGCGGGGTAACAGACGCTAAATTAAATGTGGCTGGAGGGGTGAATACTACTAGTGGAATTGTAGGTTGGACTGTTAGTGATAGTTTTACTTTAAATGGAAAAACTCAACCACACTACGGATGTCAGTTTGCCAATACAGGTTCTACTCCATCTGGAATTTCAGGTTATTTTGGATTAGCGTTTGCTACTACTGGATTAGAACGCATGAGTATCACCTCTGCTGGTAATGTAGGTATAAATAATACTAGTCCTTCTTTTAAATTAGATGTATCAGGTATTGCCCGTGCTACATCATTCCTTGAGACAGTAGTCGCAGTGACAGGAACAACTCCTGCTATTTCAGCAAACAGTGGAAATATACTGACATGGACATTGTCTGGCAACTCAACACCAACAGATAGTTTATCTGCAGGTCAAAGCGTAACATTAATGATTGATGATGGCTCTGCTTATACCATTACATGGACATCATTAGTAGACCAATGGATTGGTGGTTCTGCTCCTACACTAGCGACAACAGGTTATTCAGTAGTAGAGTTATGGAAAGTTGGATCAACAGTTTATGGTGCTTATGTTGGAGATGCTAGTTAATGAGTATATTAGCACATGGATTAAGAGCAGCAGTAGTGGTGAATAGTGTTCCTAAAGATTACGAAGCTGACTTTGGAACACCTGATTTCACCATAACAACTATTCCAAGTTCAACTGCAGGAGGCACTTCAAACCCATATGATACATTAATTGCTATAGATTTAACTGTTGGGTCAGATAATGGTATATTAATGGAATTAGGAGGAACTGGGACTGGACTATCTATAGGAGTCAATGATGACACTTTAAGATTTAGAGCATATGCTGGGGGTACAGCTTGGGAAAGCATTGATGATACAGCAACAGCGTTTTTTGAAGTAGATATATCTGCCTATACTGGAACATTTTGCACTTATTATTTTACGGTTGATGCTTCAATTTCAACAGCAAAAGCTTATGTTCAAGTAGGTGGTCAGGGAAGTGTTAATGAATTAATAGAATTAGCTACAGACACGCCTTCATCTGCAGGTAGTAATATATATGGTACTGCAGGTAAAGGGTATGGTGAAGTTAACCTTAATGCACCCGACCTTGGAACTGGGTATATGAGTAGCTTTAGTGGTACTATAAATGAAATTAGATACTGGGCTGAAGATGCGGCTTTTGATGTATCAACTTTTGGAACACTATAAGGATATAAAATGTTTATTATAATTACAAACGATGGACCTAAAAAATATACAATAGGTCAACTTCGTCAAGATAACCCAAATGTCTCTTTCCCTAAAGATATACCATTAGAAACTCTAGCAGAATATAATGTGTATCCATTAACAGTAGCAGATAGACCTAGCTACAATAATTTAACAGAAGATACTGTATTAAATACGCCAACAGAAGTAAATGGTGCTTGGATACAAAGCTATAGTGTTGTTCAAAAATCTCAAGAAGATGCAGAAAGAAACATTAGAGAACAAAGAAATTTTTTATTATCAGAATCTGACTGGACACAAGTCGATGATTCACCAGTAGACAAAGCAGTATGGGCAACATACAGACAAGCATTACGAGATATTACAACTCAAGAAGGTTTCCCATTTAACGTAACATTTCCGAGTAAACCTGAATAAATAGGAATAAAGAATGACAACATTATCAACTATTATTGTACCTTCTGGAATATTAACAAATTCAGATATTGGCACGAGTGTACAGGCATATGATGCAGATACCACAAAGAATGATGTAGCTAATACATTTACTACTGACCAAAATATAACTGGGCAATTAAATTTACTCGCTACTACCACAGAGGCACGCGCTATAGAAATAGGACTAAATAGAACAGACGATGGTTTTGCTTATGTAGATTTAATTGGTGATGCTACTTATACTGATTTTGGCGCAAGGTTTATCCGTAATAATGGAGGGGCTAACACTACAACAGATCTTATTCATAGAGGAACTGGCTCTTTAAGAATTAATGCTCAAGATGCAGGTTATGTTGATTTGAGAACTAATAGTATTAGAAGATTAGCTATTACTCCTAATGGTGGTTTTTCTACAGGTAATTCTGTTACTGCATACGGAACATCTAATCAAGTATTAGCATCTAATGGAGATGCTCCTCCATCATGGATAGATAATATTTCGGATATTAATAGAGTTATATTAACAAGTGGCACAACTTATACAGTACCATCAAATTTACTTTATGCAGAAGTATTTGCACAAGGTGGCGGTGGCGGTGGCGGCGGTAATGATAATAACGATACGGGTTCTGAAGTTGCTGCTGGAGGTGGGGGTGCTGGTGGATGTGCTATTAAATTTTATACCAAAGCAGAAATAGGAACATCATGTACTTATTCTTTAGGCGCAGGTGGAACGGGTGGTGCTATTGCTAGTAATGGCGGGGATGGTGGAACAACAACATTTACTGCTAATGGAACATATACAACTACCTTAACTGGAAATGGA